ATGACGGTGTAGATGGTATCTGTCTCATGGCCGTAGTCTATGACTAGCCATACGATACCTCTTCCTTTTGGTGTATCTACTTCTAATCTATTGTGAGGTTCATATATCAGCATTGATTTCTATCTTGGTATCTCTACGACAAAGTTCGTTATAAAGCTTTACATCGGTTGACCACTCCCTACCTGTCCACCACTCAAAGCCTTTAAACTTTGATTTGTATTTTGATATGTCTTCATACCCACCAAGGATATACACGTAATCAATACCGAAAGACCTTGCATAGTCGCACTCGTAATACTGCGATACATTACCTAGCGACAACTTTGGCATTTCATAATCCCAGAAGAACTGATACGACACCATGTATACTGTCTTGTATTGCTCGTACAATCTGAATACTACACCTCCTATAACTTTGGATTCATATTCATAGATTATACAATACATACCTAGGAAGTCCTCTAAGGCAATATCCCTAGCAAACCCTTGTGTTGATACATATTTATCATAACAAGGCTTTAAATCGCCTATATTCTTGTCGCTGAGTATAGTTAAACGAGCATTGACTCTCTTGCTCATTTTTTTTGTGGTCTTTGTTGGTTCGTATTTTGTTGTGTTTATACGAACGGATCTCAAGTTGTACCAATAGTCACCCCATTCTATCCATCCCTCATTCAATGCGTCTATGAATCTTCCGTCATCTACTATGGCTTTAGGATCTGAGTATATGAAATCTTTATCTGTCATCTTACCGAATCCAGATATGTGATTGAAAATTACTTTCATGAGTATTTTATATATTTGAAGTACTTTTGCTTTTCATAGAAACAAATAAGTTCACTATGTAATAAGTGGGGGAGTACTCTCCCCCATTTTATTTCCCCATAAATTTCTTTAATCTTTCCGTAGATGATGCCATCATCACACGCCCATATTATAATTGGGTTCAGTCTTTTGCTAACAACACTAGATATATCATTAGCGGTAATCATTAGCGGATATGCATTTGATATTACCTTATTGCATACGGCTACATGAGCGTAGGCTATAGGTGTTTTGTCACTGTCCAATATTTTATATTGCGGTGAGCTTTGATTGACTCTAGCATGAGAGCCTTTGAATACTTTAACGAATGTGTCTATTGCTTTTGACTCTTTACTAGAAATCGTCATCTTTCATTGATTTGATTATGATTTTTAATTCTTTGATTAGCTTTTCAGAACTCTTCCTTGCTTCTTTAAAATCACGATCAACGAGGTGCTCATACATTGAAGTCAGGTATTCATTGCATTCATCAATTGTGAACGCTATCCTATCTGCTCGATATATTTCTTTTAGTTTATCTTTCTTCATTGGGGGGTAAATCTTCCCCTCTGTAAACCTCTGTCTTCAAACCGTGTTTTTCCAATTCTGATATCCTGTATTCTTGAAGCTTTGACAGCTTACCTGAGGGTGTTTTTATTTCGCTAAACAATACGTTACTGTCTTTTGGTATAGCTATTAGGTCTGGTATCCCGTTCTTATTTGTCTTGATTAACTTAATCACGTAGTACCCTTCGGACTCTAATTGCTTTATCCTTTTTGTTTGTATTTGTTGTTCAGCCATACTCAATCTGACACCCTCTAGTTTTAAGCTGCTTTGCTATTCGCTAATAGCATTATTGTCATGAACGGGAGCTCTATACAGAAGTACTCATCTTCAAGTAGTGTCCTTCCCCAACTGACCATAAAACCGAAGTGGTTGTCTAAATTTAGTGTGATTTTCATAATAGTATTGCATTTGATTTATTTACGAATATATGAATTTATTTGTCTTTTTTTTGTAGTTCCTCTCCAAGCCACTTCATATAGACTTGAGCTTTACTTACATCTTCTGACTTATTCTTGCGGTCAAACCGCCATGTGTATTTTATTATATTCCCCTTTAAGTACCCAATGAACTGTTCTTTGCTCATTGATGCTTTGATGCATTCAATGCACTCTATCTCACCCTGGTAGTGAGATGGCTTATTCACTAAATCTTCTTCTGTCATTTTATTTTATATGTAAAAGCGTTTACTTTAATTTCTTCTTTGCCGTCCTTGATAACTCTTTGTGGATGCATTTCTAACCATCGTCCACCTAAAGGCTTTGGAGGAGCACCTCTCTCAACGTGCCATCCATACTTCCCTTCATTGTATTCTTCTTTATATGTGGCAGTTCTAATCATGAGAATATCTTTAAGTCTTATCTTGTTTTTTTGTGTTAGCCTTTCCACTGTGTACGTCAACTCATGATCCTCGTGAACGTGTCCCATCCATATCATATCAGCACCTTCTACAAATGTCTGCATTCTATTGAACTGAATGGTTCCCTTCGTCACTGGTCCACCACCTCCAGACCCATGAAAATACTTAATGTTAAAATTAACAGTTTGTTTGCTAGGCTCACGAGCGAAGTTGTAAACTATCCAACCACCATAACCTCCAACTTCTACATTGGTGTCATTGATTGAGTTAAGTCCATATACAAATCTTTCAATTACATCTGTTTCTTGTCGCTTTAAAATGTTGGTCTCATGGTTACCATATCCTACCACTTTAATTAGGTGAGCATATGGAGAGAACCATTCAACAGCATCGTTTACAACAGCGTCAAGATAGTTTGCTTTATTGTGTTCTGGCCTAATGTCTGACTTGTTCTTACGAGGATCATAGGCTCCCTGCATCAAACAGAATGTGTCCCCGTTAAGCAGAATGTCTGCTCCGATTTCTTTGGCTTGGTCAAGATGACTCTTAAGTAACTCACGGTCGCACTTTGGGTTATCCCAGTGTGCGTCGGATATGAGTAATACTTTTTTCGGGTTAAAGTTGTTGCGTAATACGTGTACATTGGTTTTCATTTTGCTTTATCGACAGGGTAGAAGTGTGTCGATTCTTTTGGTGTTATACCAAAGATAGCAAGTCTTTTTTAAAGTGATTAGTAGTATAGTCTTTCTTTTTGATTACCGTTTTGTATATTTCTTGTTCAATACCCTCTTTTGAGAATATCCAATAGACTTTATTAAACGTCCTTTCTTTCGTTGTCATTCTGTCTCTTGATTGCCAATAACTTGTAGCACTAAAGTCAATGTTGTAATACACTAGATAGTCTGCATCTCGTAAGGATATGCCCTCACGCCCACTAACAATCTGTAAGGCTATGACCTGACAATCAGTCTCTTTAAAGACACTCAAATCTGTAGTCAATTCATCCTTACTGAATACTTGCTTAAGTGCGTTCAGCTCTTCTTTGAACTTATAGAAGATACCTATTCGCTTACCCTTGAACCTATCCTTGATGTACTCAGCTTTGTATGTGCTCAACACCATAGACTTGCCGGACTCGAACTTAATTGTTCCTGAGCATAGTTGATGTACCTTCTGCATCAGCTTCGTAGGTGTATCTCCAAGTATAACTTCATCCTTTCCTTGCACTACAAGATCACGCTTCAATCTCCTGGTTATGTCCAATATATTCTTCGGTAATGGAATTGTTAATATCTCTTCCTCAATCTCTGTAGCAAACCCTGCTTCTTTTTGAGAGTATGATATCGTGTATGGCTTCATCATCTCAATGATTGATTCCTTCCCTCTGTCGTAATCGTTCATCATTAAACTATTTATCTTCTTCTGTTTCACGTCTACGTATTTATCAGCGAAACGATAGAATGATTTGTAATGATTGAACGGATTGTTAGGTATCCCATACACCTGGTGGTACATCTGAGAGTATGACTCTGGAGTTGGCGTACCTGACAGCAATATCACACGAGCTTTTGTAGAGTATATCAAGTCTTTTACTTGCTGCGCCCTCTTGCTTGGCTTAGGATATGCACCAAGAGTGTGAGCCTCGTCTAGTATGATGATGTCAAACTTGCTATGGTTTATCTTGTGCAAACTCTCATAGTTGATTGTCTCCATGTCGTAACTAGGGTTAAGCAAATCATAGTCATCTTCAATGCTTGATATGGCTTTCTTCTTGGTTACGAACAGTACCCTCTCTGGTTTTAGCCTATCGCATATGCCTAGGCTTGTTAATGTTTTTCCAGTTCTTACCTCCATAGCGAGGTACAAGAAGCGATACTTCATTATCACCTCCGTACCTCTGTCTATGATGTTCTTTTGATAATCCCTGAACTCTACTTTGTAATCTTCCATTCTGCTTCGATAATATTTTACACTGTTGTGTATTCGTTCTTTGGTTTCTAAATCAGTATTGAACTTCAGTACGAACTTCTCCTCGTACTTATTTCCTACCTTTACTTTCTTTACTTCTTTCTTATCTACTACATTCTCAAGTAATCTGCACCAATGGTACATATCTCTATCGGAGTAGCCAGGTATCTTCTTGATAATATCAGAATCCATCATTCAACTCTGGGTTATTCTTCTTTGACTTGATGATGATCCACTTACCTCTCATATCTCTGTTCATCTCAGGTTGAGTATTCTCTTTGAACAATGCATAAGATTGTAGCCACTTAGAAAACTTCTGACGTGATACGGTCATCTTTGACCTTGGTCCATAGTCAGGATAGTTTTCAGTGAAGTCGTAGTATAAGTCGCTCAAGTATAATCTCTTGTCAGGCTCAAGCATCTTATTGTCTTCCTTGTCAATCAATCCGCACCACTCAATAAAGTCATGGCAAGTCTCAGCTGATAGCTGACGTATATTCAAGTTAACGAACTTACTCTTAACAAGACCTGTATTCAAGTAGTTAACCAAGCAGTTAACCATGTAGTTATCAAACTCACACCAATCCTCATCATTCCAATCACCGAACATAAGTTTACCAAACTCATCAAGAGGAGTGAACTTTTTATTGTAGTGTTGGTGTAACTCAAGTTCCCACTTCCTACGTGCGAATGAATTACCAGATCCCTTGATAGCATAGTTAGTTGTTATGGCAATCTTAGGTGACTTACTGAATGGTATCTTGATAGCATCTTTGTTTTTCTTCTCAAGTGTCAATCCTTCTGTAACTACAGAGAACAATCGCTCAAAGTCAAAGTGTTTCTTCACGTCATCGAATACAAGTATCTGAGTGTCTGCTGATACTAACTGATATGCAAACGATCGTTCAAACGTGAATGACTTACCATCGATGGTTACTACTTTCTTCATTTGAGATAGACCATTCATGAATAGTCCCTTACCTGTACCACCTTCAGGATTATCACTGATGACCTCATCATTAAGTATAACCGCTGGGCAGTAAGATAGATTCTTGTATCCATGAAGCATAAAACCTATCGTACTCTCCATTGCTTTTATTCTCTGCTCATCTCCACTACATATGTTGGATATGAACTTACGATAGTCACACCTGTCTGTAACCTCGCATATACTGAAGTTACGATCGATTACATGGTCTTTCCATACGTAACCACCAAGGTCAAGATAATCAATAGGCTCAATACTTTTCTTTGTTATCTTAACTGCACAGTTCCTATAGTATAAGTATGCTGCATCTTTGGTATCGTCAATGAAGTATATATCAATCGTTGACAACATAGATAAGAACTCCTCCTTGAAGAATCTCGTATTGTCTGCGAAGTAGTTGTATACAGATACATCATCAAGCTCAAGCAAGTAGTCAAGCACAAAGTCTTTTATCTCTTTCTCTGATGTATGGTCAATCAAGTTGTTAGTTACCTGGACAAACACGTAGTTCTTACCACCTTCAGGACAGTACTTATAGAATCCAAAGTCTTCAAGAAACTGCTTGAAGAAGATATGGATTATCTTAATGACTCCTTTATCGTTCTTACTCCAGAAGATATGCTTTGAACTCTCCTCCTCAACCTTGTTAAGAACCGAATCAATTATATCGCTATCCAAGTTGGAGTCTTGCAGTTGGATGCGAATCTCCTTTTTTGGCACACCCCTCCTCAGTTTGGCTTTGATTTGATTTACCCTCTCTTCGTCTTCGTAGTATTTCGTTCCGAAGTTTTGAGTGTTTGAGTATGCTGAATCTATTGTGCGTTG